TGTCGATGTGTGGGGGTACTTCCCTGATATGTCGGCGATCAGGCCAAGCGACCGCGAGTTTGAGTACGAACGCCACCTGTGGTCCGCCAAGGAGCTGCGCCGATTGGTGCGTGAGGCTGGCTTCAACACCTCGGCGGTTGCCGACATCCTGCGCGGCGGCCCCAAGGGTATCCCGATTACAGAGGCGGGCTTCTCCTACCTCGGAGAGCTGCGTTCGCTGACCGGCTCGTCCGATGTCATCAAGGATCGCTACGTCGGCTGGGAGTACCACGGCCCGCTCGACTGCAAGGACTATGCGCTGTGCCTGCGCGCGATGGGCATGGAGATGGAGGCCGACGCCTACGAAGCAGAGGACGACCCCCTCAAGGAGGTGCGGGTCATTGCGTTCTTCTGTGAGGGCAAGCTGCTCAAGATCAGCCCAGCCTATCCGCTCGACAGTGGCGACAGCCTGTATTCGATCTTCACCTTCGAGGAGAGCGAGGCGAGCCTGTTCGGTTACGGCATCCCGTACATCATGTCGGACAGCCAGAAGTCCATGAACGGCGCGTGGCGCATGGCGCTCGACAATGCTGGCCTATCGGTGGGGCCGCAGATTTTCCTCGACCGGGATGCCATCGAGCCTGCCAACGGCAGCTGGGAGATCACGCCGCGCAAGGTCTGGTTCCGCAAGAAGGGTGCTGGCCTCAGTCAAGGCGCAGTGCTGGAGGTGCAGAACATCCCGAACAACGTCCAAGAGATCATGAACATCGTTCAGACCTCGCGGCAATTCATCGACGATGAGACGGCGCTGCCAGTACAGGCCGAGGGTGAACTCACCGACAACCCGAACATTACTGCAACCGCCACCAACTTCATGTCGATGGCGTCGAACGTGACCTTCCGCAGGGTGGTCAAGAACTTCGACGACGGCATCACCGTCCCGAACATCACGCGCCTGTACGACTGGAACATGCAGCACAACAGCCGCGAGGACATCAAGGGCGACATGAAGGTGGACGCCCGCGGCTCCGGCGCGCTGCTTCAGCGTGAGCTTCAGGCGGCAATGCTGCTCAACATCGCGCAGAACTGGTCCAGTCACCCCGTGCTCAAGCACGCGCTCCGTATCTACGACAGCATCACCGACGCGGTGCGGGCTGCCATGATCCAGCCGACCACTATCCTCGTCACCAAGGAGGAGTTCGAGGCAGCGCTCGCCGCTGAGCAGCAGGCAGCACAGGCCGCCGCGCAGCAGCAGCCGCAAGACCCGACCATCGTGGCGGCACAGGCCCGGCTTGAGGCGGCGCAGATCGACGCGCAGAGCCGCGTGCAGGTCGCCGAGATCGACCGCGATGTGGAGATGATGAAGGTGGCGCAGCACTATCAGCTGGGCCTCGACAAGTTGCAGGCAATGCTGGCCACCAAGGAAATGGACATTGGCTCCAAGGAGAGGACCTTCGCCGCCGAAGTTGCAGTTGAGGAAAAGCGGCAACAGACGGCAGCGGCGACAGGACAAGAGCCCAAGGGCTCAGGAGGCTACATTAGCTGATGCACGTGAATACTTCGGGGGCCGACTGGATCATAGTCCGCCGCTGGCTGAACACAGAGATAGAGGCAGCGCAATCCAGACTGGAGAGCCCCGCCCTAGACTTCACTTTGACCCAGTTTGAGCGTGGCCGACTTGCCGCGTGGCGATCTGTACTTGACTGGGCAGAGCCGAGGAAACCACCCGAAGTAGAGGACCAAAATTATGGCTAGTGCGCCACCGGAAACTGGGGTAAATAATGAGGACGACGACTTCGAGCGTCACTTCAACGAGTACGCGGCAGCGCGGGCCGGAGGTCCACCTGCCCCTATCGAGGAAGTAGCGACCGAAGAAGTGCCCGAGGGAAACGCCCCTCCCGCTGATGAAGGCGCTCCGGCCCCTGAAGATCAGCAGGTAGAGACGGGCACCTCCGGTGACAACGACGGCGCTTCGGCCCCGCCGCAGAGCACGGCACCCGACAAGTGGGCGTCGCTCCCCGAAGATGTGCGGGCGGAGGTCCTGCGGATCGAAAAGGAGCGGGATCAGGCTCTCCAGAGAGCACGATCCTCAGACGGTCGCGTTTCGGCGCTGAGCCGCAAGCTGCACACACTCACGACGACCGGCGCTCCGGCCCCTGCCGTCGAAAAGTCCGAGGCCCAGAAGGCCCTCGACGAGAAGATCAAGCAGACCCGCGAGGACTACCCTGATGTGGCAGGCCCGCTCGTCGATCTGATCGAGTATCAGCAGCAGCGATTGGCGGAGATGGAGGCCCGACTGGGCACTGTCACCGAGGATCGGCAAGCGGCCATCGAGGAACAGCAACGTCAGGCGCTGGCTGAGGCTCACCCCGACTACTCCGAGATTGCCCGGCGTGAGGACTTTCACGGTTGGCTCTCGGCTCAGCCGATGGGGGTTCAGCAGCTGGCACAGAGCGTGGATGCCCGTGAAGTTTCGACCCTGTTGACCCTGTTCAAGAAGGAGCTGGGGATTGGGGAAAGCCAAACGCAGGTCCAACAGGACCAGCAGGCGGCAACAGTTGCAGCAGCCGGTGTAAAGCGGAAGCAGCAGCTGGATGGGGGTAGGGTGGTGTCCTCACGGCCAGCACCTGCGGCGAATGGACCCACCGATGGCGATGGGTTCGAGAGCCACTTCGAGTATTACTCGAAGAAGCGCGAAGCACAGCGCAACCGCCGTTAGTCCAGCTTCTGAACCGCCCAGCACCTCGAAGAAACAGCGAGAGCTAAGGGGTTTTTGAAATGCCTATCACTCACGGTACGACCCTCTACGGGGACATCAACCAGCGCACGGCGGCTTGGGCCTCCGACGAAATGCTGGCGCACGCCGAGCCCATCCTGATCCTGTCCAAGATGGGCATGACCAAGCCGATGCCGAAGAATAAGGCCGAGACGGTCAAGTTCCGGCGCGCCATTCCGTTCGATGCGGTCACTGAGCCTGTGGTCGAGGGCGTCACGCCCACTCCGCAGAAGATCGCGTATGAGGACGTGACGGCCACGCTGAAGCAGTACGGTCGCCCCATCGAGATCACCGACAAGGTGGTCGATATGTCCGAGGACCCGGTTCTCCAGACGGCCTCCATGCTGGCTGGCGAGCAGGCGGGCATCACCATCGAGATGGTGCTGTTCGGCATCCTCAAGGCGGGCACCAACGTGTTCTATGCCAACGGCGCGAGCCGCTCGGCAGTGAACACGCCGATCACCGTCAACAAGCAGCGCGCCGTGACGCGGGCACTGAAGGCCAACAAGGCCCGCAAGATGACCCGCATCCTGTCGGCTGGCACCGGCTACGGCACCTCGTCCATCGAGGCCGCCTACATCGCCGTCGGTCACACCGATCTGGAGCACGACATTCGCGGCTTGGCGAACTTCGTGCCGACCAGCGACTACGGCTCGCGGCAGACGATCTCCGAGTACGAGATCGGTGCCGTGGACGACGTGCGCTACATCCTGTCGCCCGAGTTCGGCGACTTCCCGGATGCGGGCGGCGCGAAGGGGTCCATGACCTCGACGAGCGGCACGAACGCGGACGTGTATCCGATCCTCTTTTTCGGGCAGGACGCTTTCGCCTCCATCCCGCTGAAGGGGGCCAACGCGATCACCCCGATGGTGGTCAACGCCAAGCCGAACAGCGCGGACCCGATGGCCCAGCGGAACTACGTGTCGTGGAAAACGTGGTTCACCGCCGTCATCCTGAACGAGCTTTGGATGGCCCGCCTCGAAGTCGCGGCGACCGCCCTCTAACCAAATGGAGCGGGGGCTTCGGCTCCCGCTCCCTGACCATCAGGGAGATTGAGCATGGTTCCGAAGATCAAGGTTGGCACGACCACTGGTACGGGTGCCGCAATCAACGTCAGCGTCGGCTTCGTGCCGGACTACATCGAAGTGGCCAACGCCACGACCGGCACGGTCATCGACCGCTGGTATGCCGGTATGGCGCAGGGCACGTCGATCAACGGCACAACCCTCCGCGCAACCAACGGCCTGAGCACCTATGCGGGCTCGACCACGGCGGGCGCGGGCTTCACCATCGGCTCGGCGGTCAGCACCAACGGTGCTACGCTGGCCTTCCGGTGCAGCTCCAGCGGTTCGTAAGCGTAACTGGGGCGGGGAGCGATCTCCGCCCTAACTCCAAGGGAGAGTAAGATGGCCAAGACCACCACGATCATCGTCACTGACGACCGTTACAACAACAACCACCCTGTCGGCGTGAACGGCAAGGTGTACCGCCTCCAGCTCAATGAGGAGGTGAACGTCAACGAGGAGACCCTCGAAGCTCTGCGCTCGTCCGGCGTGAAGTTCACCGAGGTCAAAACCAACAGCAACGCCCCGAGCGCTGGCGAAGCCGCCGAGCTGGAGACGCGCCCGATCATCACTGCCGATGAGGGTGCTCCGGGAGACGGTGAGGCTCTGGAGCCTGCGGATGCCAACGACGCCGAGCGCGGCGAGTACGAGGCCCGCACCGAGCAGCCTGCCCCGACCCAGCGCAAGAGGAGCACCAAGTGAGCTTCACTCGCAAAAACATGGACGAGGCCACGCCGCAGGAGTTGAAGTTCTACGCTTCGACTTTCCTCGGCCTGCCCACGGACAACAAGACCCCGGCGGAGATCACCGCTATGGTCCGTGCTGCGAATGAAGGGACGGACATTTGGGTGGCTCAGGCAGCGGAGGAGACCTCAGCTCAGGTTGGCTCTCCTCCGCCCGCCCCTGTCACCAGCGGCAAGCTCCAAGGCGGGCGTGGTTCCGAGGACCCTCGCGTGCGGCTCACCCTGCACGCCGAGGAGCGGGATGGCGTAGTCATCTCCCGTCACAAGGAGGTGGCCGTCAACGGCTATCCGTGGCTGCTCAAGCGCGGCGAAAGCATCGAGGTCCCCTACCGGGTGTACCTCGCTCTCAATGCGGCTGAGCGCGACGCGATGACCCACGACAGCGAGGGCACCGAGGTCCACCAGAAGGTGAAGAACGTGCCGTTCAACATCGAGCGCCTCCCCTCTCAGGAGGAGATCGACGCTTGGCACGCGCGCACCGACAGCCAGTTCGCCCCGGCCTAAGTGGCGACCTTTCTCGGCCTTGTCCGTGACCTTGCACGGGAGAGCGGGGTCATGCCCGCCAGCAGCATCGCGTCGGTGGCAGGCGCGACTGGCAAGGCCGAGAAACTGGTCAACTGGATCAACCAGTCGTACCGCAACATCCAGAACGAGCGCGACTGGAACTGGATGCGGAGGGAGTTCACCGCCCCCTTGCTCGACGGCACCGCCCGTTATGACGGCATCACCCTCGGGATCACCGACTTCGGCTACTGGGTGGAGGAGACGCCCGAGCTGATGCCGTTCAGCCTGTATGATCCCGACCGTGGCGTCAGCGACGAGCACGAGATCAGGCAGGTTTCCTACGAATACTGGTTCGCCACCTATGGGCGTGGCAGCCATGACCATCAGCGCCCGATCTGCTGCGCCGTAGCGCCGGACGGGAGGCTGTGCTTCGGACCCACCCCTAACAAGGCGTACGTGCTGCGCGGCGTGTACATCCGCAGCCCGCAGGAGCTGGTTGCCAACACCGACGTGCCGATCATGCCAGCGCGTTTCCACGATCTGATCTGGATAGAGGCCATCGTGAAGCTGCACGCGCACGACGATGCGTTCGAGAGCATGGGGGCACACCAGATGGAGATGATCCGGCTGCGCCACCTGCTTGAAGGCAAGGAGCTGCCGGAGGTGCGACTTGGTGGAGGGCCAGTTGCATGAGCCAGCGCACATTGTACTTCCCTCTGACTGGTGGGTTGGACCTCACCACGCCAGCCATCGCCATGCCTACGGGGTCGGCAATCGGCACGCTCAATTACGAGGCCAGCTCCACCGGCTACCGCAGGACTGACGGCTACGAGCGCTTCGATGGGCGCACCAGCCCGTCCGAAGCCAGCTTCTGGATGCTGGAGATTGATAACGTCACCGGCACATTTCCCCTGCACAGCACTGTGACGGGGGCGACCTCTGGCGCGACGGGGAAAGTGCTGCTCGCCTCCACGCTCGGCTCGACCGAGATCGGGCTTGGTGCTGTCACTGGCACCTTCGTCAACAATGAGAACCTTCAGGTCTCCGGCGTCACCAAGGCAACCGCCAATGGCACAGCCGTGAAGTCCCTGTCGCCAGACGACGACACCGCCACAGCTTGGCAGCTTCAGGCCACGGCTGATGCTCGCGCCGTGATAGCCGCCGTTCCCGGCTCCGGCCCAGTGCGGGGCGTGTGGGAGTATGACGAGGAGGTATATGCCTTCCGAGACAATGCGGGGGCAACAGCCGGGGCAATGTGGAGGGCGACCACGGCGGGCTGGGTCGAGGTCACATTCGGGCGCAGCATCGACTTCACATCGGGTGGCACCGCCGAGATCACCGAGGGTGTAACCATCACGGGCGCTACCTCGGGTGCGACTGCCCTCGTCAGGCGGGTGGTGATTGTGTCTGGAACGTGGCCCGCCGGAGACGCTGCCGGTTATCTCGTGCTCTCCGGCCAGACCGGCACATTTCAGGCGGAGAACATCAACCTCAACACGTCACCGAACGTGGCGACTATCGCCTCCAACAGTGCGACGATCACGCTCCCGGCTGGTGGCCGGTATCGCTTCATCAACCACAACTTCTACGCGACATCCGGCTTTCGGCGCATGTACGGGGTGAACGGCGTCGGTCGCGCGTTCGAGTTCGACGGCACGACGCTCTCCTTCATTCGGTCCGGCGTGACCGACGATGCGCCCATCAGGATAGCATCCCACCGCCAGCATCTTGTACTTGCGCACGCAGGAGGCTCGCTGGTCGGCTCTGTTCCCGGTGAGCCAATGTCCTTCAACGGCACATTCGGCGCGTTCGAGATTGGGGTGGGAGACGAGATCACCGACTTCATACCGAGCACGTCCACGGTTCTGACCATCCTGTGCGAGAACAGCGTGTCGATGTTGTACGGCAACGACGCCGCCGACTTTCAGCTGGAGGTCCTGACTGACGAGGCGGGCGCGCTGCCACATACTGCGGAGCGCATGGGTGTCCCGGTGTACATGGACAATCGTGGCATCCGCTCGCTGCAAACTACGCAGTCTTACGGCAACTTCACCATCGGCACGATGACGCAGACGGTGCGCCCGCTGCTCCGCGATTTTCGCCGACAGAACATCAGCCCAGTCGCTGCGATCAGGTCTCGGAAGAAGGACCTCTACCGGGTATTCTTCGACAACGGGTACGGCATGTCGGTGTATATGGGTGGGAAAAACCCACAGGTGATGATGTGCCGTCTCGATCACATCGTCACCTGCATTTGCTCCTCGGAAGATGAGGAGCGTGACGAGGCCATTTACTTCGGCTCTGATAACGGCTTCGTGTACCAGCTTGATCGCGGTAACGGCTTCGATGGTGCGCCAATCGCGTACTATCTGCGCCTGCCCTTCCTGCACCTCGGCGCACCTCAGCAGAAGAAGCGTTGGCACAAGGTGTCGCTAGAGGTGGACGCCGCTCCGAGCGTCGCGCTCAGGATCACGGCGGACTTCGACTACGCCGACCCGAATGAACCGAGCCATCCGTCCACTATCGTTGATGTACGCGGCGGCGGCGGCTCGTGGGACGTGAGCAGCTGGAATGAGTTTTACTGGTCGTCACCGCTAGAGGGCACAGCAGAAGCTCACCTTGACGGGGTGAGCAAAAACATGTCCCTATTGTTGGCGGGAGAAACGGCCACTGAACCGGCCCACACGCTTCAGGGCATGACTGTTTTCTACGGGGTGAGGGGGCTTCAACGGTGAGCCATTACTTTGAGTACGAGCCGCTCGACGCCTTCACGGTAGCCCGTGCCTCTGATGTGAACTCGCGCTTCACTCAGGTGTCCAATGCGTTCGAGATGCTGCCATCGGCCATCAAGATACAGACGGGGCGAGCCACCTATTTCGTCGATGCTGGCGTAGTCAACGCGCTGAGTATTTCCACCGACTTCCCCATCGACACCTATGTCGCAGGCCAGCGCTTCACGGTGAAGGCGCTTCACACCAGCACGGCTGCCGCCACCCTGAACGTGGACGGTCTGGGTGCCGTCGCCATCCGCCGCAACGATGGGACCGTAACAGCCTCCGGGGACATTCGCGCGGGCCGCATTTACGACCTGATCTACGACGGCGTGACGTGGCAGATGTCCTCGATTACGCTCGGCGACCTCAACGCCTACATCGCAGCAGCAGCGCTCTCGGCGTCATCTGCGGCTGCGAGTGCGGATGCTGCGGCTGCCAGCGCGGCAGCGGCGGCGAGCGCGGCAGGGACAGCGGCGGCTGGTGTGGTCACGCTTCTCGCGGGCTACGTCACTGCTGCCGACACGAGCGCAGACGAGGCGGCGGCCAGCGCAGCAGCAGCAGCGGCAGCGGCGGCTTCCATCAACGACGCCACCCTCGTTCACAAGACCGGCGCGGAGACCATTGGCGGCGTCAAGACCTTCACCAATGGCGTGTCAATCAACGGCCAGCTTCTCGACGAGTTGACGGCGGCTGGACTGGCTATGGCCGAGGCGGCAAACGCAGCCGCTCAAACCGCGCTGCTAAGCGTGTTCGGCGTCAACGCGAAGGGGCTGGTGCCGTCTCCGGCGGGCGTGAGCAACACGACGGACTATCTGCGCCGTGACGGCTCGTGGGCGTCGCCCTCGGCGGGGGTTCCGGCCACGTTCGACGCGGTTGGATCGCTGGTGGTGGCGGCCACTGATAGCCAAGCTCAGGGTGCGGCTATCGCTCCGGGGGCGACCGTCGCGGGATCAACCCTCATCCGCGATGGGCGGGTAAACTCAAGCTCCACAGCCGCTTCGTTGTCGGGCTGGGGAGTAAACGCAGGCTATGTGCTTGCGGTCAATTCAGGAACGTCACTTGGCCTGTCTGGAACGTGGCGCGCCTTGGCCTACGCCAATCGCGGCAGCACCTCCCTCGATTACCCTCTCAACCTCTGGCAGAGGATCGCATGATGCGCGCGACCCGCAACCCGCGCTGGGCCAATGCCGAGCGCACCGTGATCGACTGCGAGATTGAGCACGAGCGACTTGGCTGGCTCCCGTTCAGCGCGTCGGCGGCGGACGGTGAGCAGGATGGGCGCAACCTATTTGCGGAGCTGAGCAAGGGTCGCGTGGCACCTTTTGTCCCGCCTGCTCCCGTCACTCCCGCTCCCGCGCCGTCGCCGCTGGCCGTCCAGTTCGATGCCTTTATGGCGTTCGTGGACGTGCTCGCGGAAGCGGGCATCATCGACGCCAACCGCGTTACCGCTGCAAAGGCGAGGCTGCGCCAGAAGGCGGGGCTGTGAACCTAGACCCTCGCCTCATCAGCGCCACTGCCATGCTCATAATGGGCGTGGTGATGATCTATTTCGTGATCCGGGTGTGGCTTACCCATCCGGTCAACCGCGTATTCTACCTCGGCTCCTTCGTTACCGAAAAGGGCCTTGAGCTTATTCTTCGCAACTGCCCCACCATTTTTGGCATGGGCCTGTTCTTTCTGTCGGCGGCGTCTGCCAAGATGGCCTATACTCTCCGGTGGGCCAATCAGCAGGGCGGAGACTTCGCTGATTTCTTTGGTGCTATCGAGGCTGCGTTCGCGGTGTGGGCCGCCAGTTGCGTAACTATCGCAACGGTGCGGCTATGCCGAAGGAGGTAGGGAACGTGGCTACACCGGGGGGCGGGGATTGGGTTTGGCTTGGCCAGCTCAGCCAGTTTGGGGGGTGGATCGTGGCGCTTATCGTCGCGGTCGGCACCGTCCTGTTCAACAGCCGCAAGGTCCAGATCGACGAAAGCGCCCTCGTCTTGGCGAAGTGGAAGGAGTTTTCCGAAAGCCACCAAGCCGAGATGAAGCGCATGAAGGAGGACATTGCCGAGGACCGCTCGCGCTACAAGTCGGAGATCGAGGCGCTGCGTGAGCGCATCGTCCACTTGGAGAAAGAGCTGATCGCGCGAGACAAGGAGATCGCTGGCCTTCGGCGGACCATCTCTCAGGTGAGCCAGTCAACGGCGGTGCAGATCGGGCGTGTTAAGCGCAAGGCTGCGGCCACGGACACGAAGCTAGAGCAGGACGGTGAGGAAAACCTCACTGAGCACGCAGACATCAACGAGCACTTGGAGCGGCTTGATCGCATCGGCGACAATATCCGGGGTGCGGCTGGCGGAGGGGGGAAGTCCGATGAGTGAGGAGCAGAAGCAAAGCACGCTGAAAGAGCACGAGAAGTTCTGGGCGTTCATCGTTCTCGTCGGCGTGATTACCGGCCTTGTTCTTCTGGCGTCCTATGGGCTCAACAGTAACGCAGACAATCCGGCAACCGATGTGGTCTATGCCGCCAAGCTCCGCATCATCGACGCAGCGGTTGCTGGCCTTCTCACCATCGCGGGCATGGCAGCGCAGGCGCTGTTCCGCGTCAGCGCCACGGACAAGCTCTCGGCTGAGACAGCGCTTGAAGCGGCGCGCAAGCTGCCGACCCCACCCACTCCTCCGGCACCGGAGCCGCAGAAGGTCGAGGTGGTCAACACGCCCGCCAACCCAGCCATCGTCGAGGAGACGCCAAGGGCGGATGATGATGCGGGCCTGCCGGAGAACCTGCGGTGAGAGACGACCAGTACAAGATCATCGTCACCGCTGCTCGTGAGGCGGGTGCTAAGTTTCCGACCACGCCGGACTGGCTGCGGTTCAAGGCGGCCATCGACGCAGCGGTGGCAGATGCGCCCGCTCCGGCAGTTGTGGAGCCCGCTCCCCCGCCGGTCGCCGACCACCGCCAGATCAGCGAGAAGGGGCGGCACCTGATCCATAGCTTCGAGACGTGCAAGCTCGACGCTTACCCCGACCCCGGCAGCCGCGACGGTACGCCGTGGACCATTGGCTGGGGCAGTACCGGGCCTGACATCAGGCGCGGTGTCCGCTGGACGCAGGAGGAGTGCGATGCGCGCTTCGCGCAGGACATAGCGAAGTACGAGAAGGCGGTGGACCGGGCTACGGGAGGCAGGGCGAACCAAAACGAGTTCGATGCGATGGTGAGCCTCTGCTACAATATCGGCATCGCCGCTTTCCAGCGCAGCACAGTTCTCCGCAAGCATCTGGCTGGCGACAAGAAGAACGCCGCCCGCGCCTTCCTGTTGTGGAACAAGAACGACGGCAAGGTCATGCGGGGGCTTACTCGCCGTCGCTTGGCGGAAGCTGATCTATACGACGACTAGGAGGCGATAATGTTTGGCCTATCCACGCTCATGACCCGCATCATCATCGGCTCACTTGGTGTCGCCCTGTTGTTGCTGACCTTTCAGGTCACGTCCTGCATCAGCGCCAAGCGTGAAGCGGCGCAGGGCAAGGTGGACAAGGCCCAGCAGGGCGCGACCATCAATAGCGCCAAGGATGCGATCAGCACTCAGAGTGAGGTCTATCAGAACGAAACGGCCAGCCGTGACCTCGACCAGAAGAACGCGGAGGAGATACGCAATGCTGAAGGTGCCAATGCTCAAGTTGCTGCCCCTGTTGATCGTGCCGGGCGTAGCAGCCTGTGCCGGAGGGCCGCCTATCGTGACAGCGAGCAGTGCCGGGTGTTCCGCACTACTACCCCCTGAGTGGAAGAACGGCGTACCGGGCGCAGAACTTCCCGAAGGGAATACTGTCGGCGACTGGATCAGCTTCGCCGATCAGCAGACCGGAAGGCTCGACACGGCAAACGACAGAATGAAGGCGACGGTGGGCATTGTGGAGCGGTGTGAGGCCCGAGATGCGGCAGCGATCAAGCGCGCGACACGCCGCCGATTTCTTGGTATCTTCTGACGCGCTGAAGGGCAGGGACCAACATGGCACTTCTGATTACGCCTGCAATGAGGGAGGAGCAGCGGCGCAACATTGCGACGATGAACGCCTATAACCCGGCTGCCGCCGAGGACGCTGAGTGGGCGGAAGGCGGAAACTGGAACAAGCTCCACCGCATGAACTACGGCGACGCGGTGAAGGGCATGGATGCCGCGCAGCTCCGTCAGTACGTCCAGAGCGGCGAGGCTGACCGGGTGGTTGCGGCCTACAACCAGAGGCGTGGACCCGGCGCAGGAGCGTTCACAATCACTGGTCCCGCTGGCACTCCGCCGGTTCCTGCTCAGCCGCAGCCGGGGGCGACCGCCACCCCGAGCGCACCCCCGATCACGACCCCGCAAGGCGGTTTGCTCGCCAGCACTGTAGGCACACCGCAGAACCCGCAGCCCCCGATGAACCCGGCAACGATGGCGGCACCGCCGCTTCCTGCGCCAGCCCCCTCTGCTCCGACGCCAGCGCCCGCAGATGTGCGCGGCTACGAGGACGACAGTGTTGCTGGCCGGATGAACGACCTAACCCGCTCGGGCAGTGAGTTCATGCAGCTTGCTGAGTACGCAGGCCGTCGAGAGGCGGGCAGGCGCGGACTTCTCAGCAGCTCAATCGCGGCGGGAGCGGCGCGTGGGGCGGCCATTGAACGGGCCGCCCCGCTTGCCATGCAGGAGGCGCAGCAGCGCGCCCAGCGCAACGCCCTGCGCCTCGATGCTGGCTTCCAGCGTGAGCGCCAGACGGCAGGCTTCGCCCACGAGGTAGGGATGCAAGGCCGCGAGCTTGATGCGCGCGAGCGGCTGACCCGCCTCGAACTGGACAACCGGACCACCCTGTCCCGTGAGGAGATGAGCAGCCGCGAGCGTATCGCCAACGCTCAGATCAGCAGCCAAGAGAGCATGTTGGGCAGGCAGCTCACGGCGCAGGAGACGGCTCAGGTGCGCGAACTGGCGCATCGGGACATCCTCCAGCAGCGCGACATCGCCAGTCAGCAGACGATGCAGGAGCGCCAGCTTGGCACCCAGCGTGAGCTGACGATGGCGGAGCTGACCTCGCGTGAGCGCGTGGTGGCACAGCAGATCGCATCCGAGGAGGCGCGGCTGGGTCGCCAGCTAACAGCGCAGGAGGAGGCGCAGACCCGGGACCTCGCATCGAGAGCATCTCTGCTCGGCACTGAACTGGCTTCTCGTGAGGGCCTCGCACGCGAGGAAATGACGAGCCGAGCGTCGCTGCTCGGAACGGAGTTGGCCTCGCGCGAGCGGCTGACCCGCGAGGAGATCGCCTCCCGCGAGGCGCAGCTCGGTCGCCAGCTCACCGCAGAGGAAACCCGTCAGGCCACGGAGATTGCGGCCCGCCAATCCATGCTCTCCACCGAGATAGCGTCGCGTGAAGCACTGACCCGCGAGGAGCTGGGTTCGCGTGAGCGTACGGCGGCGGCTGGTGAGGCCGGGGCAAACCTGCGAGCCAACCTCGACGCAGCCACGCGCGTCCAGTTGCAGGCACAGGAGAACCTCAACGACCAGCAGAAGTCGTACCTGTCCTACTATATGAACATCAACAACCAGTACCAGAACAGCATTGATGCGCTGTGGGCGAACAAGGACATGCCAGCTCCAGCCCGCGACGCCGCGATCAAGCAGTTCACTGCGTTGCGCGACGCCAATCTCAACGTCGCTCAGGCGGTCTATGGTGCGCGGCAGGACTGGGGCACTGCTCCGGCACCTGCTCCAACCCCAGCTTACGGCGGGCAGGGGCCGACCATGCCTGCCGGGCTGACGAGGGAGGAGCAGGCTCAGTGGCAGTTGCAGAACCAGCAGTACGCCAAGGAGGTCGCTGCGGCCTACGGCACGCCCACGCAGGGAGGCTCGCTGCTTCCGAACCTGCCGCCTATCTACGGAGGCAGCTATGGCACAGGTGCTCCGGCCCCGGCTCCCACCCAGCCAGTTAGCCCGGAGATGATAGCACCGAGCGACTTGGGCCTCCTCCCCGAGGAGCTTGAGTATCTCCGCCCTGATCGTGGCTACGACGGTCTGCTGAGGGCGTACTGATGATCCGCCCCGCCAAGTTCGCTGACATCATGCGTATCGTGGAGTTGTCGCACGAGATGCACGAGCGCTCGCGCTACAGCGGCGTGGACGAGGTGAACGAAAAGACGGTGCGTGAGCTGATGGCCCAGTGCATCCAGCGGCACGGCCACACTCATGCGGGTGGATCACTGTGCCTCGTAGCGGTGCGAGACATGAAGGTAGAGGGCTTCATGGTCGGGATGCTCGACCACCTCTACCACATCGGCAATAAGTTGATGGCGCAGGACATCTTCCTGTACACTTCGGACAAGGCTGACGCGCTCGACTTCATGCGACTGCTTCGAGCCTACGTGAGGTGGGCAAGTTCAAATCCAAAGGTGGTTGAGATCAAGCTCAGCTACACTGACGCAATCGAGGGGTCAGACAGGCTCGACTTAATTTATCAGGGGCTGGGGTTCAGGCAGTGCGGCAACATCTACGAGCGCGCACCTGAGGTAGAGGAGATGGTGGCTTGAGCGGAGTATTCAAAGCCATCGGCAAAGTATTCAAGTCGGTGGTCAAAGTAGTCAAGAAGGTTGCCGTCCCGCTGCTCGCAGTGGGCGCAGTCGTATTGACTGCGGGGGCAGCAGTCGGCGCGCTTCCAGCGCTTGGGACAATGCTAGGCGCGGGAGGGCTGGGTCTGTCAACGACTATGGCTTCGGTTGTCGGCGGAGCCATAAGTAGCGGCGCTATAGGTGCCGTGACCGGACTGGTCACAGGCGGCGTCAAGGGGATGTCCAACGGCTTCCTCATGGGCGCAGCTACGGGCGGCGTCATGGGCGGGCTCGGCATGATCTCCCCGAACGGCGTGCTCAGCGACATGGGCATTGGCTCGCAGGCGGCGCACGCCAAGGGACTGCTGGCCACTGGCCTCGGCCCCAAGACAGTGGCTCCGATTGCGGCGACGGGCACCCCATCCGGAGGTTCTCCGGTGGTCAACCCCGGCGTCACCACCCCTCCCGGTTTCGGCGGTGGTGGGTACGGCGGCCCGGCTCCGGGCGCAGCCACTGGCAAGGCGTTGGAAAGCGCGCTGCCCGGCTTCACCTACGGCGGGCTCACCACCCCCGGCGTCCCGGCTGCTGGTGCTGCGGTGGGCACGCCTGCGGTTGGCACGCGGGCGATGGATGCTGTGGCGCAGACGCTCTCGGGCGTTGGTGGACAGACGGCGCAGGCTGGGACGGGTGGGTTCTTGGGCAAGCTGCTCCAGAGCCCGGCTGCGGCCCCACTGTCACAGGCCATTGGCGGGATGTTGAGCGGCGCTGGCAAGGGGGCGATGACGAAGGAGCAGGTCGAGGACGAGTTCCGCGCCAAGCGCCTGTCCTACGCCATGCAGGGGGCCAATTACGGCTACACCCCGACCTATGACACGAACGACAAGATGGGCGTGCCGACCGGCTGGAAGCAGTCGTTCAACTACAGCGATCCCAATTACGGTCGAGCTGCCCCGGCTTTTGCTGGTGGTGGACCTCGCCCGGTTGGTCGTGGCACTTACCAAATCATCGACGGGCGTGTACAATACGTCATGGTCTGATCCTTCGGGGGGCAAGTAATGAAGATGGGGGGCCTTTTGGGGGAGGGCGCTGGCGTTGGGCCGCAGGACTTTGAAGGGCAGCAGCCCACCGATCCTCAGCCCAACGTCAGCCCCGAGGAGCAGGAGCAGTATAATCGTGTCGTGAAGAACGGCATGGAGATACTGTACACCGAAGAAGGGCGCGTCCTCCCCGAGGTAGTAAATCGCCTCGGCACCAAAGACCCGGTGAACAGCCTGTCGCAAACGGCGGTGTGGCTGGTGATGATGGTGGAGAACTCCGCCAAGCAGTCGGGCTTCGAGATCAGTGACGACGTGCTCATGCACGCGGGCAAGGAGCTGTTCGACCAGCTCATGGAGATTTCAGAGGCGCACGAAATCCACGACTTCACCGAGAAGGACGTGCAGGCGTCTTGGTATAACGCGCTCGACATGTGGCGCGAGGCCAACTCTGGTGAGGGCGGGCGCTTCGACGAGATGGCGGCAGCCGAGCAATTCATCGAGCTGAACGAGGCGGACAAAGAAGGGCGCGCCGAGGAGATAGTGCCCGGCTTTGAGAAACTGCCGCAGGCGTACGCCATGCAGCCGGATCAAGAGGAGCCCACCGCGTGAGCTATATGTTGGGCGGCCTGCTGTCCGGCCTCGGTGAGGGCGTCCAGAAAGCGGGCGTGATGGTCGAGGAGCGCCGCATCGCCGCGCTCAAGAAGGCGCACGAGGACAGGCTCACCGCGTTCAGCGAGGAGAGCAAGAACATGCGCTCGCAGTTCGAGCAGGGCGAGGCAAACTGGCGCAACGATCAGGATAACCGCAGCCAGAACGCTCGTGCCGAGCTGGGGGCTCGCGCCACAATGGGAGCGGCCAAGCTCCGCGCGACCACCTCTCTCGACATCGCTGAGATGAACGAGGCTGGTGAGAGCGAGCGCTTCAACACCCGGCTTGAGTTCGACAAGTGGGTGGAGAAGAACAAGCCCATCCACCAGCAGAACCTCGTCCGCCTGCGCGAGCAGCTGCGGGCGGAGGCTCAGGCTGCGGGTGACGACCGCGCAATGCAGCGCACCGAGAAGGCACTCCAAGGGATTACGCGCACGTTCATCACCATTGGTCCGGGCGGTGAGCAGATCGTGCGCGGCATGGACAAGACCGGCACGTGGCGCGACATCATGGCCCTGCCGAAGGGATGGAGGTTTAACGGCACCGACGAGGACGACCCACCGAGGAGGAGGGTGTCGGTGGAGTGCGCCTGCTCGGCGGCTCCGAGAGCGTGTTCGATGACATCGTTGCCGACTTCGAGCGGGACCTAGCTGCGCGCAAGGCGGCACGTGAGGAGCGCCGTCGCCTGCGTGAGGAGCAGCGGGCAAACGAGCCTCCGCTAGAGGACGCCCAGCCACTGCCCACACCCTCCCCCCGCATTATCGCCGGGAGGCCGAAAACCGACACCGCGAGCTTCGCTTCCCAGTTCGGAAACATCGCGCAGGGCCTGACGCGCTACGCCGCAAGCCCGGAGGCTGAAGCTGCCGCCATCGGCACTGGCGTTGGCAGCCAGATCGTCGAGGGGCTGCGCCCGAAGAACATCAACGACGTTCGCCGTGCGGCGACCATTGCGCGAGAGAGTGCTCGCGTTGGAGAGATCACTCGCGGTGCCATTCGCGGGCGACCTGACGAGACGCGCCGCGAGGCTGGCGCTGTGGCCAGAGAGGAGACGCGCCGTGCTCGGCAGACGCCGCTGGAGCGCGCAGCTGGCGACCAGTCAAGATTGGAGCGACAGGCTCGCCGCGACTTCGCCGTTCGCACCGATGGGCTACCCACCGCCGTCATCGCCGAGATTGAGCGTGGGCTACAGGCTGGCACCCTCAACAAAGAGACTGCGCCGCAGCTGTTCAATCCGCAGGATGGGCGGCTGACCGACCGCCAGATCACCAGCATCCTCATGGAGAATGAGGCACGGGTCAAAGGGAGGAGCGCACAGGAGGTTGTCGGCTCGCTGTTCACCGCAGGAGAGCGCCTGCCGGATGAGCCTCGGGAGTGGACGCCGCAGGCCATCCGCGAGCGCGTGCGCCAGAATGAGCGGGCACCCAGTGCGGGTGCGCTTGGCGCTGGCCGGTCGCGGGAGGAGCGTCCGTCTATCTCGATCACGCCGGACGGTGACTACATCGCCCCATCGCCGGAGGAGCTGGCGAGGGACCGCCGCGCCGAGCAGCGCCGGGTCACGAAGTGGCTGAAGCAGAACGAGATCAGGCCCGAGGGTGCAATCGGGCACGCGCTCGCTGTTGTTGGGCGCGGCTTCTACCGTTTCGGCGAGAACATCAACCGCGTGGCGGTGCCGTGGCTGGAGCAGTTCGGGGCGATGGACGCCGCCGAGCGCCAGCGCACGATTGCCCGTGAGTACGACCTCCTCGCCCAGCGCAAGATCGCAGGCTCGACCAGCTGGGAGGATGTGAAGGCAGACCCCTTCAGGAACACGATTGCTTTCATGGTGGACACCGGGCTCGACAGCTCGGTCGAGATGTTCATGGCCGTGGCCTTCCTGCCCGGCATGATCGCCAGCACCACGGGGCGTGTGGCTCAGCAGAGGGCGGAGAACTCGGGTCGCGCCGAAGCGGACCTGCGGGACCTGTCGAACTCGCTGCTGCC